TATGCGGGCGGTTCATCGCTCACTGGGTCTCACTATAAGTCTCAGGATCAGGATATTCGTCCCGCGTCCTCGCCGGCTGTTCGTATCGGTCGCTTCAAGAAGTGCCATGAATGGGTTCATTCCGGTGGCAAGATGGTCAAAGGAGACTCAGTCTCCAAATTCCATGTCCCGGGGATCCCAGCTCTATGGTTCAGTGATCGAGGGAATATTTGGGATGGGCTCTTTCCAGACCCCATTCCAGTTTCCTCTAACATGAGAAACGCGTGCCTTACCAAGGCACTTGGTAAGCTTAAGTCTCAGGAGTTCCATATCGGCAATTTTGTTGCCGAGTCCCACAAGGCCATCGAAATGATTCAGCGTCGTGCTGAAACCATTGCCCATCAAGTCATCGGGTTCCGGACAAAATTTCCGAAACTCTTTGCTCTTGCTAGGTCTCTCGAGGGTTCTACTCCTCGGTCTCGGTGGTGTGAGATTCCCAAACTTTGGCTTGAGTTGCAGTACGGCTGGACCCCGCTCATATCCGACATCTTTGGCGCTTTGCACCACCTGAAGAAGCGGGCTCGTTTTGGAGTCCCGTTTGTGACGGTTAGTGCTCACGTCGAGGATGAGTCCTATGATTATACAATTCATAGTGACGCTTCGGGTGTTACCAACACTGCGAAATGGAAGTCTAAGCGAGAAGTTAATACTTTTCTCGTCTATGGCCTCGAAAACGCAACGCTGGCAGAGCTATCTTCCCTGGGCCTAATCAACCCTCTGGAGATCGTGTGGGAGACAGTTAAATACTCGTTTGTGGTCGATTGGTTTCTTCCAATCGGCCCGTGGTTGGGCGCTCTAACTGCCGGTGTTGGATATGAATTCATCACCGGTGGCCAAAGCCTGATTACAACGTGTACGTACGAAAGTAGCGAACTACGCAGCGTTCCTCCTTACTGGACTTACCTTCAGTTGCCTAAGTTTTCGGCTTCTGGTCAGCGCAAGTCCTTTGAGAGAAAATGCTATACGAGTTCACCCGTTCCGGGGCTCTATGTTAAGAACCCCATTTCGCTTCAGCATTGTGCTAATGCCTTGGCACTTCTTGCTCAAGCATTCCGATGAGGTATCGTAAATGCCCGCACAAGCAGCTATCACCCTTAATTCCAAGAGTTATACCCCTCGGGGTACTCAGAACGGTATATCGTCCTGGGCCTTGGCTGGTGACAGTACTTTCGGTGGTGCCCAAAGTGACGTAACTGAGTCTGTCCGGGGCCCTCTCACGAACGGGAATTACCGTTCGCGCTGGGTCCTGGCTGTACCCAAGTTTGCTGCCACTGATACCACGTGCGCCTGTATCGGTCAAGTGATCGGTAAGGGCAAGGCGGATATGGTTATTGACATTCCGACTTCGTTCACGGCTGCCGAAAGGCAGGACTTCGTTGATCGCCTCCAGGCTCTGGTCGCACTTTCCGTCTTTGACGTCAGTGTCTCCACCCCTGAAGGTAGCTGGAGTTAACTTTCCAGCTCTGATCGATAGCTAAACCGCGCGAGATTTCCTCGTTCGGCCCCTAGCTTACAGCCATCTATAGGAACCCTAAGATGTCAACGAAGCGTGATCGTCATGGTATTTTGTGCAGTATCGTTCCTGATCTCCTTGATAACATCGGGGGTATCGGGACCTCGCTCAGTCGTGATTTGCGCAAAGGCTATCACAAGAGGATACCTAACATCACTATTAACCCGGAAGGGTACAGTGATTGGAAGGTATTCATGCGAGATTACTTTTGTGCGTCGCTTCTCAAGAAGTATCCGGCCCTTGACCTCGGTATAGACCGAGTATCTGTTGCGGTTGGGAAATTCTTAAAGAGTGAGGAGGTATGCAGAACTGTAAACGGGAAGTTTCGGAACCCGTTAACATCATTTAGTTATGAGCATTATGGCCTTTTAGTAAGGGCCAGAGACTTAATAGCTAAAGTCCTGGGAAACTTTTCTTGGGATTCTGCGATTCAGTACTGCGACTTTGGACCCGGCGCTAACGTCGGGATTCCACGTAGGAGCAGCCACCTGTGCAAGAAGATTGGGAATAAGAACCCAACTGTGACAGGGGAATGCCGTACTCTTCTGGAGGCCTATATGAGGTTTGACCCCCATGTAGGTGACATCGTCACTGACGTTTGTCAAGTTCCGGGGAGTATTGCGACTACCGTTCCAAAAGATGCTAGGTCCGATAGATTTATCGCCATAGAACCTCAATGGAATATGTTTTTCCAGAAAGGGATTGGCGGGATGATCCGTCGACGCTTACGGTTAAAGGGTGTTGACCTTGATGATGGTCAGCCTGTTAACCAAGAGCTTGCCCGGCAGGGTAGTGAAACCGGTTGTCTAGCGACAATCGATCTTTCATCTGCCTCTGATACGATCAGCCACGACCTGGTGGAGTTTCTCCTACCGGATGATTGGTATATCGCTATGTCGACCGTGAGGTCCACTGTTTGCGATATACCTAATGGTGATCGTGTCTTCTTGCAGAAGTTCTCCTCTATGGGGAATGGCTATACATTTGAGCTTGAAAGTTTGATCTTTTACGCTCTAGTGAAGGCTGTCTTCCCCAACGGGAGACCTGGTCGCGATGTTGCTGTCTTCGGCGATGATATTATCTTGCCGAGTACAGAGGCCGGCCGGTTGATAGAGTTGCTTGGATCTATTGGTTTCTCTACCAATAAGGAAAAGTCCTTTATTTCCGGCCCGTTCCGGGAGTCGTGCGGAAAGCACTACTTTCGGGGACGCGATGTGACTCCTTTCTATTTAAAGAAGGAGATTGCTTCCTACCATGACATCTTGTGGCTTATCAATAGCATAAGGCGTTTCGCCCACCGATACTTAGGTATTGGATATGGGTGCGACGGTTGTCTGTTTCCGACTTGGTTAAGTCTTACCAAACGGTTACCGCGTAGGTTCCAATCGTTATCGTGCCCGGAAGGGTTCGGTGATGACGCCGTGGTGCGCGATTTTGATGAGTGTTCCCCTCGTCCTCGCCCTAATAAGGGTCAGGTTGAAGGCTATAGCTCCTCGTTTCTCGCACTGCGTCGAAACCCGCTTGAGTACGATGGGATGCCAGGGCTCATTACTAAGCTTTGGTATTCCCGTCGTGAAGCGGGATTGGGTGAGCACTCACAGTATTCCCGCACTGACTACACGCCGATTTATCGGTTGGCAGTTAGTAAGCGTGAGTACCCACGGTGGTCCACGTTAGGCCCCTGGGTTAGGGAGTAATCCTGAAGCCTACCTAACGTGATTTGCTCCCGGGGTTTTCCCGGGGCTGGTTTCCGGTCTTTGACCGGTGCACCCACTTTGTGGGTGCTTTGTGG